CTGTGCCGTTTCCTCCTTCGGAGCGGCCTTGGGCGTGGCCTTGGCCTCGGCCTCGGCGTCGTGCTTGCCTTCGTGCTCGCGTTCGTCGTGGTCGTCGTGCTTTTTCGTTGTCATGTGAACACCCAGTTTTGAGGAGCCGTCACCACCGATCCGCCGGTGATGACCACCACCGGCAGGTTGCCGGAGGTCGCCTTCTTCGGCGCCACCGCGGTCAGTGAAGTCGCGCTGACGAACGTGGTCGGATAATTGATGCCGTTGATGTTGAGCACGCTTTGGCGGGTAAATCCCGTTCCCGTCGCGGTGCAGGTCGCAGTGCCGCCGCCGGAGGCGCCGCCCGCCGAGACACTGGTCAGCGTCGGGTTGGTGACGGGTGACAGGCTGGAGGCGTGGTTGGCGTTCGGGCTCACCGGTGCCCCGGCGTCGGTGGTGGCCTTGACCAGTGCCGGACCGGCGCCAACCGTCACCAGCGGGATCGGGGCATAGATCGCGCTCGAGTAGCTCGCGGTCGCTACCGTCTCGGTGCCGAGGCCCTCGGCGGTGGCACTGGCGGCGGCCGGGACGAGGCCGGAGGCGACGCCGGGATAGCTGCCCAGAACACTGTTGAAGCCGTCGCCACCAGCGCCTGCGGCGTTGGTGCCGGGTGTCGTTCCCGTATTGTTGTCGGCGGCGGAGGTGCCACCCGCCAGCGCGGCGGCGGAGGCCGCAAACGCCGTCGCGGTCAGTGCCGCGCCGTCGTCATAGTAAGGCGGCGGGCTCTGGTTGACGCCAACGCCGGGGATTGTCTGCACCGGTCGACCGCCGGAACCATCGGCCGCCACTGCCGACATGTTGGCCATGTTGGCATAGTTTCCCCGCGTGAAGTTCGGCGGGTTCGGTCCGGTGGCGCCGGTGGTGGCGAAGTTGGTCGGCGGTGTCGGGTTGGGCGGGGTAACAGTCAGAGCTGATTGCGCCATTACATTTTCTCCTCGGGTTGATAGTCGCCTGTTGCTGCCAGTGCTCCGAGCGGCGCAGCGCCTGCCGCCATCCAGCCGCTCGGGTGGCGGCGAAACCACTCATAGTAATTGTCGACCACTTCCTGCGTGACAGGTTGGACCTGCGGAATGTCTTTCGGCAGCCCGCGCATCACCTGAATGGCTGGCGTGGTGGCGGCCGAGACACCTTGGTTGACCTTCGGCACCAGCCCGCGGTGCATGTCCGGCGACAGCAGCGAGAACGGCAGGCTGCCCGGCGCGCGGTAGGCTTCGCCCTTCTGGCCCATCCATGTGATTGGGTAATTAGAGTGCAGCGGATGCTCGGTGACGCCGACATCGGGTCGCATCCGGCCGACCAGCAGCCCGGCACTGCCGCTCGGCGTATGGTACAGCTCCGGCATGGTGTTAGCCAGCCGCGCCTGTCCTACATCGACGCCGGTGGCTTTCAGGATCTCCTTGGTGTCGATGCCCTTGGTGAAGGCGGTGCGCGCGGGCAAGCCGCTGTCGAGCCATTGCTGGAACGCCTCGCGATTGGCAAAGTCCGGCGCGTTGCCGCCCTTCGCCGCGATCGACGCGTTGATCTTGGCGATGGCGTCCGCGTTCGGCTCGGCCTGCCGCACCAGCTGATGCACGGTATTGGCCATCTGCTTGGCGCTGTCGCCCGCGCCGTGCGTCATCGCGACAGGCACATAATAAGGCACACCGCCGCGGTTCAGGATGTCGGTCGCCCGCTCCTGCGGCACTTTCGCGGCCGTTCTGGTTGTCGCCGCATAGAGCGGATCGACATCGGCAGGCATGCCGGGTATGGCGGCGCCAGCGTTCTTCGGCGTGAAATTGTAGCCGCCTTCCTGCGCCACCGGCGTGGCCAGCTGCTGGCCGCCGACATGCGTCACCTCGCCGCCGCCGCGCAGGCGATCGGTCGGGCCGAACACCAGCTCGGCCTTCTCCTTCTGCAGCTTGGCGATGTCGAGCGGCGGCAGCGTGTAGCCGGGATCGTTGGCGACCGTGAACGTCATATCCGCGGGCTTGGCGCCGGTTTTCAGCGTCGAGAAGGCGTGGCCGGTGTCGCCGGACTTGTTGACGAAGGCGGGCGCTCCGGTGTTCGGGTCGTAGCGCAGCAGCCAGTTCTTGAAGGTGCCCTGCGGCGTCGAGCCGAAACCCATCTCAGGAGCCGCTGGAACGTCCTTGCTCAGTTGCGGCTGTTCAACGATGTCGGAGCGCGGGTACCGGATGAACTGCTTGTTGTAGGGAACGTCCTGCGACGTCTCCGACCACGGCGGCACGTTCTTCAGGCGGCCCGGCGTCCAGTCCGCGCGGGTCTGCACGTTGCGCGCCTCAACCTCGCCAGCGAGCCGCTTGTAGCCTTCCTGCACCGCGTAATCCTGCGCGGAACGATCTAGCATCCGCATGCGCTCCGGGTCGCGCATGATCTTCTGGTGCTCTTTCAGATAGTCTGCGTAGCTATACTCAGGACCGAACACGCCGCTTTCCGTCAGGTACTTCTCGGTCGCAGGCGTCTGGATCGCCTTGAGCCGCTCTTGATAGAGACCCCAGCCCGGCGACTTGGTGGTCAGGCCAAACGTGTTTCCGCCGGTGGCAAAGCCTTCGATGTCCTGAATACCGTGCTGCATTTCGTGCAGCAGTGTCGAGCGCATGCCAGCCGGATCTCGCGCGCCTACTGTCAACGTAGGCGGGCTGCCTTCGCCGCCTGCCTGATAGCTGCCCTTCATGCCGCCTGTGCCGTGGCTGATGTTGAGGTCCGCCTCGGCGAGCTGCGGATAGGCCGCGTATAGCTCGGGATGCTCGAATACGTCGCCGAGCGCGGCGGTGCCATAGTGCGAACGTGTGCCTGCAGGCGATACGTTGGTGAACTGATCCGGCGTATCGCGCCATTTGCTCGCGGTGTCTGGTATTTCAAAACGCCACTGGGCGTCCGGTCCCTGAAACCAGCCGGTGGCCTGCCGTATCTTGTACTGGGACGCGTTGCGCCCGGCCATGTCCTCGGCCAGTTTAAGTGCGCCCAGATCGGCCGTCTTGGCCAGCTTACCGCCAAACGTCAGCCCACCTCCCGAGAACGCCAGTGCCGTGCTTGTCGCCTTGTCAACATCCTGCGGCGTGATCATGCCGCCTGCGGTCTGGTAGCCCCACAGATCGGTGCCGCGCGCATCGGTCGGCTGGTAGGCGCGCTGTTGCGCAATCGCACCCATCGCAAAAGGTTGCAGATCGGCCTGCCCGTAGTCGGTGACTTTGGGCGGCGCGACTTGCGGCGCGCCGATCGGCGCGCCCGTCATCGGGTCGAAGCCATACTCGTCGTCGCGCGCGAGATCGCCCAGTGGCATCAGATCGCTCCCGGTGGCCGCTGCGTCATCTGCCGCATCCGCATCGCCTCCTGCCGCTCGCCCTGCCGTGCCGCCATGTCCTGCTGCTTCATGGCGTGCTGGCTCTGCATCAGCGCCGCCTTCTGCTGCGCGGTCTGCATGTCGAGCTGCGCCTTCTGCAGCGTCATCTGGTGCGCCTCGCGGCTCTCCTGCATCTTCTGGCCCTGCACCGCCATGTCGACCTGTTGCTCCTGACCTTCGCCCTGCACTTTCATCTGCGCGATCTGGCGTTGCGTAGCTAACTCCCACTGCTTGTGGCGATCAGCCAGATCCAGCTTGGCCTGCTCGATCTGCCTTTCCATCTCGTTCTTTTCTCGCGCGGTCTGCTGCTTCATCTGCTCGATCTGCAGCGCGGTCTGCGCCTGTTGCGTCGCCGGATCGGTGGCCTGCGGCTGGTTCGCCTTGTCCTTCATCTGCTCGACCAGATCGTCGATCGCGCCATCCAAGCTGCGACCGGCGCGGAACGGCGCGGTGGCGAATTTTAACACTTCACCACAAAATTGCGCGGTCTTGGGGTCGGCTTGGATCATTTGCGCGAGTTGCGGCAGCAGCCCGCCGAGCACCTGCGTGAACTCCGTACGCCGCTGCTTTTCGGCGTCCTCATCCGCCATGATGGTGCTGTCGGTCTCGATGTCGAGCGTGAACGACTTCGCACGCGTGTCCTTCAGGAAATACAGCACCTGCTCGATCGTGACCTCGTTCTGCAGCTGCTGGAGCTGCGTCATGCCCTGCTGCATCGCGGCTTGCGCCTGCTGGATAATCTGCTGCGCCGGATCACTTGGAGGCTGACCCGGCGCAGCACCGGAAGCACCGGGGACAGCAGACGGCGGTGCGCCCGAACCGTTTTGCGGTGGCGGCAGTTGCTGTTGCGGCTGCTGCTTGGCCTCTCGGATCTGCTGCATCGCTTGGCTCTGGATCTGCTGCAGCTGCTGCGTGACCTGTTCGACGTCCTTCTCGACCATCGACTGTGTACGTAGTTGCGTCTGCGACATCTCGACGATCGTCACATCATCGAACTTCTCGGTGATGATCTCGGATGCGATCTCGACCAGATCGCGCGCGACGCGGACCAGCTCGCTTTGTTTGTCTCTTATCCGCGTGGTGCCGTACTGGTTCTTGAGCTGCTGCGCGCCCAATGTCTCGTTCGGATCGGTGTCGCCGCGCATGATGTCGGCCATGCCGGTGATCTGGTAGATGTCCTCGATGATCTGTTTTCGCAGCATCACCAGCGCGGTGATGGTCGATGCGATCATGTCGATCGGGATCCAGACGATGATCTCCTTGGTGCCACCGAACGCCGCCCAGTTCGAGATCGGCACCAGCATGCGGCCGGACGTGTGCGTCGTTACCGCGGCCTGCACCGCCTCGGCCAACTCCGCTCCTCCAGCTGGGTAGAAGCCCTTGGCCTCCAGCGCGTCGCTCAAGGCGTGGATGCGGCCGGTCAGAAGGTTTATTTCATCGAGCTGGTCCTTGTACTGCATCACGTCGGGCACGGGCACGAGGCTGCCACGCTGCAGCGTGCCATACGCAGGCCGTGGACACGGGAAATAGTTCTGCAGCTCCAGATGCGGGTCGGCCTCGTCGAGGATGTCCTCGCAGCCGTGCGCGACCCAGATCACCTTCTTGTCGCCCTTCGACCAGATCTCCCAGAATTTTGCGCGCTCGCGGTTGTCGCCGCCGCCGATCTCCTTGGCCTCCTTGTCGACCTTGTACTCGGCCTGCTGGTAGGTGTCGCCGCTGTGCTTGCGAAACCGCTTGCGCGCCTCGCTGCGGGTCAGGTAGGAGGCGGCCGCGACCCACGTGACTTCCCTCCAGTTGGCAGAGAGGGAATGCAGAAAGTCGCGGCGTCCCTTGAAATCAATGCAGACGCGCTCGGAGGCGTAGTGGCCCTCGCCTTTACTCTCATATCGACACCACGGCACGCCGCGGCCAATCAACGCGAGATCATCGCGCACCAGCTTCATCAGGTCGTCGATGCGGATCAGATCGAACGCCACCACGCAGCAACGCTCCATCACTTCGGAGGCGGCCTGATACACCGGACGCCTGTCCTTGAATTTCGGCGTCACCACCGGCACCGGCGCGCTCGCGTAGATCGTCGGCTTGATCACTTCGCAATTGGCCCAGAACATCGCGAACTCGCGGTCGCGGATCGCGCGTCCGCTTGTGGCGTTGGTGGCGAGACGCTCCAGTGAGGCATAGACTTTGTCGATGTTGTCGCAGTGATCGTGCCACCGCTCGAACGCGTCCTCGCTCTCTTCGAGCCGGTTCAGCCACGCCTTGCTTTTCTTCGCGGGCTGCACATCCGGGTCGAACTCATAATCATCTGACCTGATGTCGTCGTCGCGATCGGCAGCTGCGGTGTCAGACATCGGACGGCTCCTTTTTCGGCGCCAGTTGCTCGGCCTCCTCCAGCATCTTCGCCAGCAAGGATGCGGCGTTGCGCATGCAGGCGGCCATCCGCGCGTTGCCGTACTGGTCCGACGCCTTGGCGTAGATCGACAGCTCGGAGACCAGCTTGAAGGCCATGTCGCACTGCGCTTCGGTCATTGGATCGTGTCCTCGTCCACCGGCGCGCGCAGCCATGCCGCGCGCTCGCTCGCCCACTCCCGGTATTCGCGCTCGCGCTTGCGCTTCGGCGCCTCCTCGCGCTCGCGCGCGGCCTTCTCTCTCAGCTCATCGCGTCGGCGCCGACGCGCCATCGAGGCCAGCCGCGCGCGGCACCTTGTGTGCTGCGCTATCAGCTGCTCACCGCGCGGTCGCGACGCCTCGTTCCACCATTTGAGCGCCTCGTCCTCGTCGAACGCCTGCGGACCCTGCGCGCCGCAGCGCGTACATTCGATCGCGGTGCCACGCATGCCTTCCCATACCTCCAGCTTCATCGCCGAGCCACAGAACGGACAGCGTTTGCAGGTCATAGCAGCAGCCCTCCGCGGCGGCTCTCGTTCGGCGGCGGAATGCGCCAGCCGGTCTGCAGCGGCGGCTTGACGATCTTCAGCGGCGCCGGGCGCCAGCTCTGGCTCAAATATCGAAAAGCGTCAGCTGGGTTGGATGACCAGTCGTGCAAGGGCTTTGGCGTGAAGCACTTCTTGTCATCGTCCCACTCGCGTCGGTATTGTTCGAGCGCGCTGATGCCACCTTCTTCACAGCGCGGATGGAACACACACAAAGGTAGGGTACGTCGAACAGCGTTAATCCCATCGTCAATCGTCGCAAGCGGCACGAGGACGGGTCTAAGTCCCAAAGCTGACATGGTCTCGACACGTGTTCTGCCACTGCCCCATTCCTTCACCTTGGCGTCGTGCGGCACGTAGGCGCTGCCGCGCTTCCAGCCGTACAGCTTCTCGCGCTTCTCGATCTGTTCGAGGTAGTGTTCAAGACCGTGGCCGCTTGCCGCGTAGTGGTCGAGCAGCACCAGCTGCGCGCCTTGCGACTGAAACCACCAGATGCTCGTGTCGTCGCCGACGCCGAGATCCCAACAGGTCTGCACAGGCCGATCGTCGAGCGCCTCGACGTCGAGGATGCGGCCCTCGCTGCGCACGTCGTGCATCTCGCGGCCGTAGAAGGTGCCGAGCAGCGCCGCGTTGAACGAGCACATCATCTCCTGCTCGAACATCGCCGTGCCAGCGTCCTCGCCGTAGAGCGCGCAATACTCGCTCAGGGCTTCGGCAACAGCTTTTGGTGTGAGAGCATGAGTGTCGTCGACGGTAAGGATTTCTGAGAACCAGCCGGACGTCCGGGAGGCGTACTGGTAGAGTGAAAGTAAATGATTGCGTCCTCGGGGAGTACTGATGAACGCCGCCCAGCCGTTGTTCTCTTGTAATATCGGGCGGTAGTAACCCCACGCTGAAGGGTTCGCGAGCGCCCATTCGGAAAACACAATTCCGGCGACGCTAGAGCCAAGTCCCGAGCCTGCGACGACGGCGTCACTTCCCATGAGCTGCCACGTACTGCCAGTTCCTTTGAACCGGATGAACATGTCGTGTTCTCTTGTGGTTTCTCTAAGCTCTTGTGGAAAAGCCTCATCGATGCGTCTCCGTCCTGTGTGCGGATTGACAGCGTCCCACACGGCTTTGCGGGCACTGGCAAATTCGGGGAGCATATGCCAGTACGACGCCCCCGGCCGATCGAGCATTGCAACCGCTGTGGCATGTAAAAGCACTTCATCCTTGCCACAGCGTCTGTGCCACACCGCGACCGCGCGCTTGCCACCGCGGATCAGATAATTCCACAAGCGTTGTTGATGCGGCCGCGGCGACCAGCTGCGTTGCGGGACAGAGATGTCGATGACATCGCTCACAACGGCTTCTTCATCAGCGCGAAGCAGAAGCCGATCGCGAACACGATGCCAAATGAGATGGCGAGTTCACTGATTGTCATCGTCCTCTTTCGTCAACAGCTTCCTTATGGTTATCCGAAGTTCACCATCCAGCTTGGCGTCGTGCGGCTGGTTCGGCTTGCCCCAGCCGCGGTCCATCAGCATGCCGATCGCGCGCAGCTGTATCTCAGGCTCGACGCCCTGCTTGGCGTGCGCAAAACCGCTCAACTTCTTGACGTTGGCCTCGGTGAACGA